TAACTACCCTCAAGTTCTGTGAGGGATTCCCTTTCGCTATGCGATCGTATCAACCCAGTCGTGACGACTGGATCACGTTGAGAGATGAGACTTATGCAGAGTTCATCGCCCGCAAGTATGTGACCATGAATGCACAGCCAGGAACAATAACCAACGAGAAGTTGTTGAATTCGGACCAGTTCGGTCCGGTTTTCAACTTTGAGCCGGTCAAGCATCGTGGAGTCATGATGAGTAGATTATCTACGACTCCAGTTCTTGATCTGGATCACAATACTCATTGTATTGGTGGCCATGCAATCAAGCATGTGGATGGTGTTAAGTATTCGGTATCAGTTTTAATCATTCATACGTATAGTATAACTACCCTCAAGTTCTGTGAGGGATTCCCTTTCGCTATGCGATCGTATCAACCCAGTCGTGACGACTGGATCGCGTTGAGAGATGAGACTTATACAGAGTTCATCGCCCGCAAGTATGTGACCATGAATGCAAACCGAGAGCAGTATGCTCATTATCACACGAAATCCGATTTACGTCGGATGTTCACTCCCTACAAGTGGGAGCGTGTGAACGGTAAAAGAGTTTGGTCAAATGCACAGCCAGGAACAATAACTAACGAGAAGTTGTTGAATTCGGACCAGTTTGGTCCGGTTTTCAACTTTGAGCCGGTCAAGCATCGTGGAGTCATGATTAGTAAATTATCATTGACTCCAGTTCTTGATCTGGATCATAATACTCATTGTATTGGTGGCCATGCAATCATGCATGTGGATGGTGTTAAGTATTCGGTCTCAGTTTTGAACGGGTCTTGGACGGATGGACGTGAGTTGGTATCGAGGATTAATTCTTACCCAGGTGTTACTTTTTCCACATCAGTTACAATCCAATGTGTGGTTTGTGGAAATAGTAGAATAGAGATGGAGCGTCGCGCAGAAGAAGCAGAAGAGCCAGATTATGAAGACGATGATTTCCTACCTACCCCCCCAGATCCCATTGTAGTTCTATTGAACTACTTTGGGTCCCCGAGAAGCGTGCTGATTCTCAAAATAGCCGTTAGGCGTTGGAGAATAAGAAGATACAATATCAGGAAGAATGCCTTCCAGTTCTTCTTAATCCACACCTTATTGGCGAATTGGGATTCAGCTCGACGTTGCAGAGGTTGTTTCAAAGTTCAACCGATCAGTCGACGAGACAAAGATTTGTGCAATTCATGTTCTGAATGCCGAATCTGCAGATCTCATCAGAAAGTGTTTGCCCGTGCCGGCGAATGTTTGTCTTGTTTCACCCGCTCCACCGTTGTGGAGCACGTAGTATACAATGACCCCCCAGTGATTGGCGAAGGCCCCCGGAAACGGGGTATCCGAGTAGCGCTGCCACGGAATTCCGTGGTTGACAATTCACATGGAGAAGAACATGCAGTTAATGCATGCGGCGAGTATATTGATCAAGGGCGATTAAGCGTATCCACCCGACCGCAAGGTCACGTAGTAACAGAAGACCCCCCAGTGCTTGGTGAAGGCCCCTCTAATGAGGGTATCCGAGTAGCGCTCAAACCAGTTGTGGTTTGTGACAATGCACATGGAGAAGAAACAGGTTCTCGGAAACGAGTTCCTGTCGGCGATGTTATTGATCAAGGGCGGAGAAAGCACAGACGACCAGGTCAAGTTGGTGAGGACGAATGCTACCTTTACATGTTACATAAAAGGTATCGGGCGCAAGCTCGAGTCATCTATGGAAAGAGCCCGGAAACGAGCTTCTTCCTGCGTGACGCACCCTCACACTGGTTTCTGAAGATGTTTGACAGAGCTTTGGTAGAGCAATCAGACGGCACATTCCATTGTAAGCAGCAGCCGACGAGACAAAGAAATTGGCAGGGAGACATCAAGAGTCTCGAAGGACGCCGATTGGGATCGACAAGGACAAAAGCAGAGTTAGATGACCTATATGGTCTCACTCAATCCTATCTGCCGGTGGTGGCAGAAGAGTCGGACTTGGAAGCAGATATGTATGTCTCAGGTGAAGGTTGGTGCTGGCAAAAGTTACCGTATTGGCAACGAGCAAGAACACAGGAACGGAGGAAAACGGTGAAGGATGTGTTGGAGTTTATAGGTCCAGTTCCAGGAGAAGCAGCAGATTATCAATCGTTTGGGGATGTGTCTATAGAGATGGAGGTTGCATCTGACGGTGATTTTCACATCAAGGATGTTGTTCCTTGGTACGCTAGGTCAAAAGAAGGGTTGGATGTGCACACCTTTGTGCACTCACTCAAGGCAGGGCAGGCAGAGAGAACAAGATTGGTAGGACTGACAGGAGCCGATGAAATGAAGCAAAGCTTGGTGTTACCCGACAACCGTGGAGCCGTGGAAAATCTCGTCATGGACGCAGCTAGGACCGCTTTTGGGACAATCAACAAATTGTGCCCGTGGCAAATCCCAGAGAAAAACAGGCTCCTCGCTGAAGAGTATGGAATCCCTTTCTCTACTAGTTCACCATTGACTCACCGACATCCGATTCATGCCTATTTACGACGCAGACAATTATACATTGTATTCCCCAAGTTGATCCAGGGGCCATGTACAGTGTCGTTTATGGGCAAGGCCAATTACGAGATGTTGGAAGAAGGAGTAGCATTCCCACTTCAGCGAGAGAACTGCATAGTAGACGTCAAGGACATGTCTAGGTACACTGACGATTGTTTAGCCCCGAATGTTTGGACTTTGAGCAAGATCACAACCCCTTACGCCTTATGGCATGACAATGGTCATTATCTTACCCCTCGGGAAATACTGGGGGTGTTCCAAAACAACCCGGAGCTCGACACTTTGATAGTCACACATGTCTACCCAGTGGCAAGTCTTTTCGCTTCGCATAGCCCAGAGCCGACACTTTACACGTATACCGTTGAAGGTGGCAGATTGATCTACGTTCCAGAGGGTCATACAGGACATCACTACGAACAGCCGGCTGATCCCAGTTTACTGTTAGCCAGGACAATACAGACGGTTGATCGCAAGCTTAAGCTACATTGCAGTGTGGTGGACAGTGAGTTGAACAGTCACGTACAAGTCATATCCCGATATCCGGTGGAATCCAATAGGTTCTGTATAAGCACGGCCAAGCCTTTCTTCAGTGTCCCAAAGACACATCGGAGGATGCGGCACGTTGAACCTATTCAACTGGACATCTGGAGGAAACTGGTCAGTTACGGAAAATCTATGGGGAAGGTGGAATCAAAGAACCTGCATGCCAAGTTGAGGCAATTGATCAAGATCGAAGAGCTGATGATACCTTTGGAGACTATGGATTATGCTGTTGAAGCCGTCATTGAGATACTAGCCCACGAGCCGTTAGCAGGTCAGCCCAGTAAGCATTACGATTCCTTCTGGGGAAAAGTGAAGTACAACACCACTGGTAGATTAGCAGCAGTGCTGTATAAGCAATTCTCCGGCAAGTACCGAGATCGTTGGTACGACATCATCAGCGAAGGCCAAGATATCCGAGTCATTCCTACTGTAGACGTCATAGCTGGTCCGTTGGATTGTCGTGTCATGGAGCACACATGGGTGGTACCTGAAGAATCAAGGGCATCTTTCTTGTCAGCAGCAATGCATTTCGTGAAGACTTTGTTTGTTAGGCAGAAGATTGGCAAAGAACTGGTTATTGAGATGGACGACGATGGTCGCATCACCAATCTTGCAGCTTTCGCGCCTTTGACTTACAAGAGCCTAAGATTCGAAGAAGCCCATGTAGTCATGACTAGAGCAGCCATACGTTACCGACAAGTTCACATGTTGCGTTTGCCTACAGATGCAGCTTCAAGCACAGCAGTTTCCACAGCCTCAATAGTGAAGACCGTGACAGGGTGTGATTCCACTACGATGGGCACTACTGAATTGGACTTGTTACAACGCAGGAGACCAGCTTTTGATAGCTGTACCAGTGTTGCTTCTGATGTATGTCTAGGCAGTTCTTGTCCATCACATTTCGAGTCATTGTCACCAGCCATCGAGGGAGTATATCGTGAAATTGCAGCGTTCAATGGATTGTCATCGACTGAGGCCAGTTTAGCAGATGTGTCAACAGTACATGTACCCGTGAAGATCAAGGACCACCAGGAGAGTTGTGCAAATACGAGACCAGTGAGGACCGACCAATGCCAGTTCAACTTCGCTCAGATTGGAGGGAGCAATCGACGTTGCAAACATAGGCAAGCAGACCAAGATGGATACCGTGAGTTGTGTTATTGTCATTACCAAGTGGAGAGACCAGATAGTGTGGAATCAATCGAAGATCATGAGTCAGTAGCTAGGATACCAACGGAGGCGAAGGGCAAAGGTGTAGACAGAGGAAGATTCTCTTTAGCACGAGTGATGCAGAACAATGATCGGCGAATGGCAATTGAGATTCAAGACCGAGAAGGAGAGGAGCTCAGACCGTACCCACCGAAAAAGCGAGAATTGGAAACAAGCAGCCAGACATCCCATAATGGACACATAGCTAGTTACCAGAAGATGTTGGCCTTACCAAAGCCTAGCTTGCCAATGAATGCAAGGTCACCATCTGATTGGTGGGACAAAGCTTACCCAAAAAGCGTCGGCTTGAGGCATGTTAAGGTTCCTTTCTATCCAGTTTGTTCATATGATTACGATTACCCGGACAATCCTTGTTTACTAGAGGCTTTGAAACCTGTCGTCGATCGATCTTTGCATGTAATATGTTTGGCTGTCGCCAGAGCACACCATCGAAATGACAAGCTGATGAATACGATGGGCATCAATGCAGCCTGGGCAATCGCTTTGCATTTCGAGCTGGACTTAGAAGTCAACATTGACAACAGACGCATCAAAGTAGGAGTACGAGGAGGAAAACGAGCTGCCATCAAGTTGGTTGAAGGTCATTGGGAACGAGATCACAAGAGAACTCCGTTGAAAGTCCGCGACGTCAAGACGCCTAAGCATTCCAAGGAAGTCAAAAGCCGATTGGTCAATGAACTGTCATCGCTGCCAACTGTCAAATGGGTTGAGTATCCGGTAAATCCAGCTAGAGCTGAAGCATATGTTCGAGCGTTGCGAGTGGGCAAAGCAGGTCTGTTGGGCAAGAATCACGAGAATCTGGCTACAATCAAGCAATGGGAGCAAACAGTCGCCCTAAGGTCTAATGACACGCAAACAGTCCGATTAGCCTTTATCGAAGGAGATCCAGGGTGTGCCAAGAGTCATCCAGTCTGGGGTATTCTAAAGAGGTACATGTTTTCAACATGTGTACAAGTCAGTCTAGCCACAAACGCTGCAAAAACTGATGTATCCGCCAAGCTAGAGATGCAAGTGCCTGATCCGATTACCAAGCGAGGGAAGCCAGCTGCCAGATGTGACACTTTTGAGAACCAATTAGCCAAGACTGCCGGAGCACCGATAATGGCCTTCGATGAAGACAAGTACCCTTCTGGGTATTTGGATCTTGTGTTCATGCTCAGAGGGACCGAGTATGCATTATTCATGTGCGACCCTATCAAGGGAAGTATCATGATCCTGATAAGGACTCGCCTCTGAATGCTTGGCCGACCAATGGTGAGCACATGTGTCAGTACAGTAAGAGGTACAATATAGGCTCTCGACGTTTTGGCCCAGAGGTTGGCACATTCATGTGCATCCCAGTGTTTCAGACCTATAGGAATGGCGGGATTCACTTTACGCGCCTGCAACCCAAGACTAAGCAAGATTTGGTTGATTTCTTCCCAAATGCCAGTCCAGGGGAGTTGGACGAGTACTTCAAGGGTATGTACACCTGCTACGCGAGCCGCGCAAGGACAGATATGGCCGATTTCCTGAATAGCTTGGAGAATGAGACTTTCTCGGGAACACAAGGTTTGACAGTACCACTGATGGTGATTGTGATCGACAGTATTGCCATAGGAGTTGTAGGTTTGGACATATTGTGCAATATATTCACTAGGTCACCACGAGTAATAGTGGTTATCAATTACCTGTTGAATGGACAAACTAACACCCAGATCGAGATTCACCCGTTCTTCAAGGAGTTGGCATATTACGAGAGGCAATGCACAGCACCGCATATGATCCTAAGGCCAGATCCAGACCACTTGGTAGACTTCCGACGATTGCAGGGGTTGCCGCCATCAGATGTTGAGATGGTTTTGGCAGGCGATCCAGCCACATGTTTGAACTGGGATGCTGTAAAGCACCGTTTGGACTACGTGAATCCTGATAATTGGTATGACCCGTTCGCAAAGGACCCCCGAGGAGGATATCGCAATTTGCAGAGTGAAGACCCAATGTACATGACAAGAGCCGGATTGCCAGATGAGGAGAAGATCGCAGACCCAATTGTTGAGCGGCCACCAATGCTAGAGAAGAAGCTGAAGACACACTTGCCCCCAGAGAACACCGAAGGATTACTAGAGCAATACGTATCGGAGACACGAGAGAAGATGGACAGAGAGTTGTACATTGGAGGTTACTCGAATCAAGCACCAGATGAATTCCTATGGAGAAAAGACGCAGATGAAATCAGGAGGAAGGAGATCACTTCCAAGATGACAGAGGGAATGAACCGACGAGAAGCCAATTCTTATCTGAACTCTTTGAAGGATGATGCCAACAAGATGAAGTTTGTACCCAAGTATTGGAACTTCGGACAAGATCAGCGAGCATCCGACCCTGTTAGCTTTGCAGCTGGTATGGGTCAGAGAATCCGGAGGTGTTCAAAGCAAGAGAACATCGAAGACCATCACTCAGCTATCGCTTACGGAGATCAGATGTTCAAATGTCTGAAAGATTATCTAGGCTGGATCTCAGCGATCCCGTGGGATGAGCTTTTGTTCCAGGAGTGTGTTGCAATCTTTTCAGACCGCCGAATGGACAGATCCGAAGCTTTGAAGAATGCCTCATTACCCAGAGCTGATCCGGACTACTTAGATCGATTGACAGCGAAGACCCAGTGGAAGCTCAAAGATTTGATCCCAGCTTTAGCCAAGCCTTTGCAGACAATCTTAGTCAGGTCGGATGAATACATTTTCAAGCATGGCCCGATTGGTGTCTACTTACTGGAGCAATTGATGAGACACACCCCTGATTACCTGTACATTCACGTCAAGAAGAGCTTTGGAGATCTAGCTGACTGGTGTTTGCGTTATGGAACGACCAGTTCGGGTTACACTGATTTGGATATCTCTGCTTTGGACTCATCGGAGCGCGGCGGAGCATTACAGCTGGAGATCCGTTACTTGGAGCACTTCTCTGTCCCGAAGGAGATGATCATAGACTATACTGAAGACAAGTATGATTTCCACACTGCCTCTATCCATTTCGGTTTGATGCGTTTCTCAGGAGAGATCTACACTTTCTTGTTCAACACAATCTTCATGTTAGCCAGAACCGTCACCAAGTACATCATAGTAAGAGGACGACCTGTGAAAGTGGCAGGCGATGATGTTTTGGTATATGGTCATCTTGAGATTCGAATTGATTGGGCTGATTGGGAATTGTACGACCACTGTGAAGAGAAGAAGAATCATCGAGACTATGGAGCTTTCTGTTCATTCGTAGAGAAGAAAGGCAAGATCTTCAAAGACCCCAGAATATTGCTCAAGAGATGGTTTGGAGCCATTGAAGCAGGACGCGTTAAGGATGTCATTGCTGGTTACTATCTGGATTTCCTCACCATCTATGAGCACGGCGACAATCTGTACGAATTGCACGATGACACCATGTTGCAAGCTCAGGCGATCCTTGCTAGAGAGCTATTCAATGCGCATAGAAATCACGGAGTCCATATCAACTACAAGAAGTTGGAGGTAGGACACAGAGAGGTCAGCGCCCCAGAGTTCGCAAGTCTAGTCAGTCTGTTTACAATGGTTTTTGAGTCCATGGGAGAGGGCTATACGCCACAAGAGGTGACACCAGACAATCAGGAAGAAGAGCTATCATGGGCGATTCTTTGAACAACCCAAGCATACAGCCATCAGTAGTGAGTCCGACTAAGAACATCGACAATGTACCAGTAGCGAGCAAGGATATAGTTCATGTATTTGTATTGGATGTGAACGACAAGAGAACGGTTACGTATCAGTTTGTGAATTGGTTGAAGGATTTCTTGAAGTC